GTGGTCACAAACTGCCGGAACGCGTTTTCCGCCAAGGAGAAGGCGGAGGTCAGCGTCTCGCCAAGCCCTTTGCCCCAGTCCATCGCGCCCTTGGCATAATCAGCGAGGGATTTCGTGACTTGCGCCCAGCCGGTCGCAGCCTCCTCGGCCGCGACTTTTGCAGCGCCCCCGGCCACTCCTGCTGATCGGCCTGCGTCTTCAAGCCCGTCTGAGAGCGCACCAGCCGCTGCGGCCGCGCCGTTTAGTGCGTCTTCGCCCTCGGCACCTGCGCCGGTCATCGCCGCCCTGAGGGCTTCCCAGGCTGTCATTGGGCGTGAGGCTGCCTCCGACAACATGCCGGCCGCCTTGCCAAACCCTGCTGCACGCGATCGCGCAGCATCAGCCATGCCCCCAAAGAGGTCCGGGGCGTCGATATAGGTGGTGCCCATGGCAGTACGGAAAGCATCAGCTGCTGCGGTGCCCGCGGCCGAGGCTGCGCCCTCAAACGGGTTGGCAATCCCGCCAAGATCCACCGCCTCCAGCGTGCCGATTTTCAGGCCAGCTTCACCGGTTGCCCAGTCTGGCAGCAGGGCCAGCGCCGCGTTCAGCCCTTCGATGAAGCTGTTGATGCGCGTGACCACCGCATTCAGCATGGACTCGACGCCACCGATCAGCCCATTCGCGGCCCTGTAGGCAAAATCCCCGATCGCCTGCGGCAGCGCGCCCCAGATCGCCTTCACTGCGTCAAACGCCCCCTGGAACGTCCCAACCGCAGAATTGCCCCAGCCTACCACAGCCGACAGCGCCGATTGCAGCCCACCGTAAATCCCTGCCTGTGCGCCGGCCCAGCCTGCCTCGACGCGAGACCATGCGGCCGTTGCCGTGAGCGCAAGGCTATCCCAGGCCTCTGCCGCGACATCGCGCAAGAGGCCGAAGGCTGCACCAACCCCGCCGACTTTGCTCACCAGTTGCGTGAACTGGTACACAAGTTCGCCCGCACCAACGATCAGCGCGCCGATCCCCGTGCGGATCAAGGCTCCACGCAGAAAGACCAATGCTGTGGCGAGGCCCTTCACGGAGAGGGTCGCACCAGCCAGCCCCGCGACCCAACGTCCCACCATGACCGTCGCAAAAGTTGCGGCATAGGTTGTGAGCCGTCCAAGATTGTCAAAGACCGCCGTGATCGCCTGGCCCAGAACGCCCGTGCCACGGGCCGCATCGCCAAGCGCATTGGCGATGGTTTCCAGCGCAGGCGCGACGGCCGCCGTGAGGCGATTGGTAAGGCCGAGCCAGATCAGGCTGAGCTTGGCAATCGCATCCCCCGTCCTTTCGATCTGTGCCGCATCGGTCGCGCTCACGGCCACCCCGAAGTCGCGCACGTCCTTGGCCGCTTCCCGCAAGGTGGCTGGATCAATCCGCAAGAACGCCAGTGCGGCCTTGTCGCCAAAGAGGTCCGAGGCCACGGCCGCACGTTCAGCCTCAGGGACAAGACGGGCCAAGGCGTCTTGGATCGTGGCGATACGTTCATCCAAGGGCAAAGCCTGGAGATCCCGCGCCGAAAGATGCAGCCGCTGCAACGCCCCCACGGCAGATCCTGACCCAGACGCGGCCTCAGACAGCCGCGTGGTCAGCTTCTTCGTCGCCTGTTCGATCTCGCCCAGCGAGACCCCGGCCAATTCGCCTGCCAGGGTCAGGACCTGCAGGCTTTCCACCGATGTTTTGAGCGAAGCCGCCATGTCAGCCTGCGCGCCGATCGTGTCGAGGCCCGAACGGATCATCGCCACACCGGCCGCCGCTGCGGCGGCTGTCATCGCGGCAAGCGCAATCCCGGCCTTGGTTGCAAAACCCGCAAGCCGCGCGTTCGTCCGCTCCATTTCTGAAGACAGGCGACCGAAGCCCTTCGTGCCTGCCTCGCCGATGCCCTCGAGCTCGGCGCGGACCTGTCGGCCGCCCACCGTCGCAAGTCGGACAGAGATACGTTTTTCGGCCATGGGGAGAAGCTCCTGTTGAGGGGTTCAGTCATGGTTGGGCGCGATCTGCGCATTGACGCAGCGCACCATCACCGCCTCGATGACGGGCAAGAGTTCCGCGATGGCAGGAGCGGGAACACCGAGGGCGGCGCCAAGTGCAAAGGCCGGGCCCATATCCCAGCCGATCACCGCGCCGGGGACGATGCGCAACTGACCCCCAAGGCGCCCGACAAGGTCCCAGACCTGCCAACCCTCAAGTGTGAGCGGCTCGTTCAGTCGTGCAGGGCAGTCGGGACAGACGAATCGGCAGGCTGCGCAGTAGCTGTCGCCCCCACCGAACTCCCACTCGGCATGGGCGATGAGGCGTTTTTTTCCGCGTCCAAGAGCAAGCCCTTCGCGACATAAAGGCTTTGGAAGGCCTCGAAGATCGGCCAGATGTCGAGAAGCGCGTCGATCGCCTCGGGGCTGACCACCAAGGGCGCGCCCTCGGCATCCCCGACACCCTCCCAGTCAAGGATCGCCATGCGCGCCAGCGCCTTGGCCATCGCCAATGCTGCCTCCTCAGTCCTCGCGTCTTTCGGCAGGTCGGCAATCGCGGGATCGCTACGTGCGGCCACCATCAGCGCCGTGGTGAGCGGGTGGAGCTTCACGCGCACGCCCGGGACGAGGTCACACCAAAAGGGTGCGTTGGTCAGATCAAGGGTCAGCATGGGTGGGTCTTTCAGTAGGAGGCGACAGTGTTGACGAGGACGGCGGTACAGAGGCGCGCGGGACTTGCGGCCTTGGCCGCCTGCCAGTCGAAGGTTGCCTGAATGCCCTGAGGCCCCGGGATCTCAATCCGGGGGCGCGGCAGGTAGACGGCATGGGCCGTGAAGGTGAAGCTGGCACTTGCCCCAAGGCTATAGGCAAAGACCAACTCGCAAGGCGTGCCATCCAGAGCTTGGGTGATAAGGGCCGTGTCGGCAAAGCGCACTTCCATCCGCCCGGTCAGTGACGCCATTCCGGGATCAGCACCTTCGATCTTGCCATCCGCGCGGATGGTCTCGATACGGTCGAGCCCGTTGGAATAGGTGACCTCCGCCGAGATGATATTGCCAAGCGGTGTGCCGTTGCGGGTGATCGACCCGTTAAAATGCCCGAAGCGCTGCAAGCCAAGCGCGGTGGTCGTACCTGCAGCCGTGGCGGCTGAGGCACTTTCCCCTTGCGCGATGAGCCGCGCGGTTGCGGTTAGAAGACCTGACCGTGACATTTGCCAGCTTAGCTGATCGCAAACGCAGCCCGTGTACATCGCATAGCGCGGCACTTCGGGCATGCCCGTCTCGATCGCCATGCTTGGAAGCGACCAGTTGCCCGACTGGAACGTGTGGGTCTTGGGCGTCGTGCCGGTGGTCGTGGGACCTCCGAAGGCGGCCTTCAACCAGAGGCCAAAGTTCTCAACATCGATCGGCACCACGACATCACCATCCGCCGTGACCGCATCCTTGATCGGGGCCAGCGGATCGCGCCCCTGGCCCAAGAGCTCCGAGGCGATCAGGGGCTGCTCGGACCCTAACGTGGTGCTGGCAAAGGGCACCGTGCGGAACCCTGTGGTGGGCGCAGTGCCATAAACCGTCTCAAACGCCAGCGCCATTTGCGCCCGCGCCCCATGGGCTCGTGCCATTGTATTCTCCTATCGCGATTGAGGGTCAGGCCAGCGGGTTGGCTGTTGAATAGTGCAACGTGATCGGAATGATCCCAGCCTTCAGAGACGCAGCCCCTTCAATGGCGAGATCGACAGGCTCGGGCGCATCGGGTTCAACCCAGTCGCATAGCCCCCGGAGCGTCTGGTCGGCAGCCAGCACTGCCCCAACCTGTGCTGCAAGCGCATCGAACAGACCATCCCGTGCTGAGGCGCTTTGCACGATCATCTCAAGCTCCGCCTTGTGCTGGTAATGATACATGAGCGGCGACAGCGTCACGCTCGGCTCGCCCGGGTTGCCGTCGCGTAAGATCATCAGCCCTGCGGGTGGGATGCGTTCAGGTAAGACCTCGCCGCGCAGAACCGGCACATGCGGGATCGTGCGCAACAGATCCGCCAAGGCGGTGAGGATGGTTTCGCGGGGGGTGGGCATGATTGAACTAATCCGGTTAGGTTATCTTTAGCCAATTCTTGGGGGGCACCTTGTCCATTTCGAATCCAATCATCCGACACTGGTCGCAACTTAA